AACTTGATGCAGGTAAATCATTTATACATTGTAGTCCGCATGATGGAATTATGTGTTCTCACTCAGCTGCAACTACAATATCAGACTTGAAAGACTTGCAAAGTATACTTGTAGATAGCGGTTCTAATATTGTAAATATTGAAGTACTTATAGGAATACAATAATGGATAAAAAGTTAATGGATGAACTGCGTTCATTGAACAATCAAATATATGGTAAAGTTAAAGATAGTATAGTTCATGAATCGAATCCTAAAGTAGTTGAAAAACTACGTAATACTCCCTATGAAAATGATTTAGGAAAACTTAAACAAGATTTACAAAAAATTATACTTAATGTAAATAACTCTCTTAATGATAACTTTAGAAGAGCATGGATAAATTTATTTGAAAAAGCAGATGTAAATCCTTTTTCTAGGTCTTATATGGATATTAAAGATGATTTTGTTAATGATTCTTTGAGCATAGGAGAGGATGCATTCAAGCCTGATTATGCAACTAACTGGTTAAAATTTAATCTAATAACAGATAGAGATGGCGAACGTAAACTTTAAAAATGTATCAAAGCAAGAAGAAGCTTTGCTTTTGGCTAAGAAAGATTTAATATCTTTTGGAAAACTATTTTTACCTGATGATTTTTTAAGGTCTGAAACTCCTGCATTTCATTATGAGGTAGCTGAAGCAATAGGCAATGATAAGCATAAACAAGTTGCCATTATACTTCCTAGAGGTCACGGTAAAACCGTTTTGACTAAATGCGATATACTTCAACAATTTTGCTTTACAAAAACACCTTTGTTTTATGGTTGGGTATCAGCTACTGCTAAATTAGCTACTGGTAATATGGATTATATAAAATATCACTTAGAGTATAATGATAGAATTAGATATTATTTTGGAAACTTAAAAGGTAAAAAATGGACAGAGACAGATGTTGAGCTTTCTAATGGTTGTAAGCTCATTAGTAAATCAAACATATCAGGGATTCGTGGGGGTGCTAAACTCCATAAAAGATATGACCTTATTATTCTTGACGACTTTGAGGACGAAAATAATACTGTTACACCTGAAGCTAGAGCAAAAAACTCCAACCTTATTACTGCTGTTGTCTTCCCTGCGCTTGAACCGCATACTGGTCGTTTACGTATTAACGGAACTCCTGTACATTTTGATAGCTTTATCAATAATCTTATCATCAATTTTGAAAGAAGTAAAAAAGAAAAACAAAAATTTAGTTGGAATATCGTTCTTAAAAAAGCAATAGACGATAAAGGCAACGTATTATGGGATAGCTGGTTTGGCCAAAAAGAAATGGATAGAAAGAAAAAGTTTTACGCTGATTCAGGTCAGCCACAAAAGTTTTATCAAGAATATATGATGGAGGTTCAAAATGAAGAAGACGCAATGTTCACAAGAGAACATGTTAAATATTGGGAAGGTCACTACAGTTACGACGAAGAATCTGATATGGGTTACGTCATATGTGATGGTGAAGACCCCAAACCAGTTAGTGTCTTCGTCGGAGTTGACCCAGCGACTGATTCTGCCAGAAGAGATGCAGATTTTAGTGTAGTATTAGCAGTTGCTGTAGATTTAGATAATAATATTTATGTGCTTGAATATGAAAGAAGACGAGGAATACCAGTCCTAGGAATACCAGGAGAGCCAAAAAAAGGTATAGTCGATTACATATTTGAATTTACAAAGAAGTATAGTCCTCAGCTTTTTTGTATTGAAGATACTGCAATGTCTAAACCTGTATTTCAAGCACTACGTGCCGAGATGAAAAGAAGGAATGTATTCAACGTTCCATTTAAACAAGAGAAACCAGGGAATCGAATGTCTAAAAGAGACAGGATACAAGAAGTCTTGGCACAAAGATTTGCTATTGGACAGATACATATAAAAAAAGAACATTATGATTTGTTCCGAGAAATCGTTACATTTGGACCAAGAATGGGTCACGACGATACTATAGATGCATTAGCATATGCATGCAAATATTCAACACCATTAACAAGTGTAGTTGAAACAGAAAACAAAGATTCATTTGGATATTACAAAGAAACACCTAAGCCAAAAAGCTGGGTACTAGCATAGGAAAAATATGAGCAATTTAACAAAATATCTCAAAGATAAAAAACGAAGAAAGCAAGATTTAAGTAGACCTATAAATATGTCTAAAGAAAAAGCTTTTGAAGGAATGCAAAGAATAAATGCTGAGTTTGGTATTGCTGGTAAAATAATTGATGAAATGGATAACGATACAAAAATTTTAAACATGATAGATGAATTTAATTTAAAGGATAAATAAAATGGCAAATGATATGAAATTAGCAGTTAACATGGAAGATATTCCACAAGACCAGATTATGGTAAGTGAAAAATCCCCTAAAGTATATCAAAAATATATTGATGGATTAGACTTTGATAAAGCTTTCAGTTTAGCTATGGTGCAACAACAAAGACGTGCAGAAAAAATAAAAAAACAAATGGATGCAGGACAACAACCTGATTCTCCATTTAATTATTTTATGTACAAAGGTAAGCCATACTTACTAAAACTTAAAGATGATGATATGGGTATGAAAGATGATAGCATAGAATCTAAAGTTATGGATAAGCTTATCATGGAAGATACAGGTATGAATATGTTTGCTGCTGATAATGAAGAACCAGAAGAAATGATGTCATAATGGATTTCATTACTATACTAGAGCAGTATGGTATACCTATCTGTGTAGCAGTAGCATTTGGATTCTTTATCTGGAAACAAAATAAGTTTATACAAGATGAGCTTATGGAAGAACTTGATGAAAGATTTAAAAGATTGGAAGGTATAGTAATAAAGCTTATTGACCAACAAAAGAAAATGCAGATAGAGCAAAAGGGTATAGAGAAAAGCTATAAAGGTTTAGTAGATATAATATCTAAACTTATGAATAGAAATGGCGGAAACGGATTTAAAAACAAACTTGAAAAATTTTTAAAAGATAATTAAGGAATAGATTAATGGCAAAAAGAATAGACAAAACAGCAGAACGTATTAGAGATATGTTTGATGCAGTTAGTTCTGAAGAACGTAATCAATGGGAATATATCAATCAAAAAGGTTATGACTTTGCCCATGACAATCAACTTACACACGAAGAAAAACAGGCACTTGAAGAACAAGGTATGCCTACATTTACAATAAACAGAATCTTGCCAGTAGTAGAAATGTTAAATTTTTATGCAACAGCAAACAAACCAAGATGGCAAGCTGTAGCTACTGAAGGTTCAGATAGTGATATAGCAAGTATATACTCAAACATTGCTGATTACATATGGAATAACTCTAATGGACAAACATTATATTCAAATGCTATTAACGACGCAATAACTAAATCTCTAGGTTTCCTATTAGTATCCGTCGACCCTGATGCCGATAGAGGTATGGGAGAAGTTACAATTCAACAGCCTGACCCTTTTGATGTATATATCGACCATAAATCTAGAGATTTACTTTTCAGAGATGCCGCTTTCATAATGATTAGAAAGATACTACCTAAATCACACTTGATGAATACCTTCCCTGACATGAAACGCAAAATAAAGGCGGCATCTTCTGATTACGATAGTGAAATGTCTTATAGTGAAAAAGCTATTGATGCGGACCAAAAAGACTTTCATTATAAAGATATATCAAGTTCTGGAACACCAGACTATGATGACGGTGGAGAGTTTGCAGAATTTTTTGAAGTATATGAAAAAGAAAAAATACCTTATATAAATGTATTTTACAGAATACCTCCTGATGCAAAAGTTATACAACAAATAGCAGAGCAAGCAACTGTACAAGTAAATAAAATGGCTGAAGAGTTGCAAGTTGGCTTTCTTGAAAAGAAACAAGAGATAGAAAATATTGTTCAAGAAGGTAAAATGTTACCAGAAAGAGGTGAGCTTGAGCTTAAAAAAATGCAAGAGAGTATACAAAATCAAGTTCAGCAAGCTACTATACAGATAAGAAATAAACTACAAGAAGAGGCATCTCAAGTAGAAAATAAAATTATATCTGAAAAAGAATTTAATGTGCTGATAGAAAGTGAGGAGTTTAAAAAGAATATAGTAGATACAGTTAGATTCCATGAAAATGTAATACGTCAAACTGTTGTAGTAGGAGATAAAACATTATCAGAAAACTATTTACCTATTAAAGAATACCCTATAGTTCCTATTCATTACAAATGGACAGGCACACCTTTCCCAATGTCAGCGGTATCGCCACTTATTGGAAAACAAAGAGAATTAAATAAAGCTCATCAGCTAATGGTACACAATGCATCTCTAGGTAGTAGTTTAAGATGGATGTATGAAGAAGGTTCTATTGATACAGACTACTGGGAAAAGTTTGCATCAGCTCCTGGAGCTTTATTGCCAAAACGACCAGGGTTCCAAGCACCTACACCTGTACAACCCTTTGCACTTAATAATGCATTTTTTACATTAACGCAAGCTGGTAAAAATGATATGGAATATTTAGCAGGTGTATATAGTTCTATGATGGGTGATACAAGAAGCACACAAGATATGCCTTACAAAGGTATGCTAGCTATGGATGAATATGGAACTAGAAGAATTAAATACTGGTTAAAAAATTCCGTAGAACCTGCATTACAACAAATTGGTGAAATAGTACAAGAGTATTCACAAGCTGTATATACAGCATATAAAGTATTTAGAATTATAGAGCCAAATAACGAACCAAAAGAAATAGAAATAAATGTACCTATATATAATAATTTTGGTGAAGCTATAAAAAAATGGAGAGATTACGCAGCATCTAAGTTTGATGTAAGAATAATTGCTGGGTCTACATTGCCTATAAATAGATGGGCATACTTAGAAGAATTGAAACAATTGATGCGTATGGGTGTTATAGATGATGTTGCAGTACTTGCTGAAACTGACATAAGAAATAAAGAAAGTATTGTTAAACGTAAATCATTGTATGCGCAGCTACAAAGTAAAATTAATCAGCTTGAAAGTGCTATGAGTGATAAAGAGGGTACAATAGAAACCTTAGAAAGACAATTAGTACAAGCTGGTATTAGAAATAAAGTTATGAAAGGTGCAGTAGAGGTTAATAAGAAAACTGAAAAAGTAAAATCAAATATTGAAAAAGAAATGAATTTACAACGTGCACAAAGCAGACTATCACAAGAGAAAGAACGTTTAGAAACAAATTCTAAAATAAATGAAACAATTATGGATTTGCAACGAAATAAAGAAGAACGACAAAAAGAGTTGGATGAATCATAACAAACGTTGTAAATTAAAAATTGTAAACAAGGAGAATAAGTATGAATGAAGATAATGCTCGACAAGGTAACTCTACAATAGGAATGGAATCAGATAGTTTCGATGCAATTGCTAATGTAGACTCCCAAGAGGAAAACTTCTTTGAGACTCTAGAACGTAATGTTAATGGAGTCATAGCTGATGATGTAGTACAGGAAACTCCACAAGTGGACCCCAATACACTACAAAATCAAAATCAGGTATCAAGTGATGCTCAAAGTAATGGTGTTCAAGGCGAGCTTGAACAAGTGAAGAAGAGATACAGCGATTCCAGTCGTGAAGCACAAAAAATGAAAGCCCAGCTTGATGAGCTGAAACCTTTTATTCCTGTGTTGAATGCGATGAAACAAGATAGCGGATTGGTAGACCACATGAAAACCTATTTAGAAAATGGTGGTAATGTGCCTACAAACGTCAAAGAACAGTTGAAGCTAAAAGAAGACTTTGTGTTTGATGCAGATGATATGGTCAATGACCCAAATTCAGATTCTGCACAAGTATTCAATTCAATGGTGTCCAACGTAGTAAATACGAAAGCTAAAGAAATTTTAGGTGAACAAGAAGCAAAAGCTGCTCAAGCAAGAAAAAGCTTAGAGTATCAAAATCAAGCTAAAAAGTTTATTGAAGAAAGAGGAATGAATGAAGAAGAGTTCCAAGATTTCATTAAACAAGCTAAAGCTAAAATGCAAGGTGCTCTATCTTTAGATGACATGTATCACTTATTAAATCGAGACCAAGTAAATACGAGAGTTGCGGCAAGTACCAAAGAAGATATGCTAAAACAAATGAAAGGCGTTCGTAATATGCCTACCAGTCAAGCTAATGTCAACAATGCTAGTGAAGGTAAAAAAGATGATAACGATAGAATGTTTGACTCTTTATTAAACTTTGAATCTGGCGTTGATAATTTGTTTGGCTAATCTCAACATTTGTAAATGAGATAGCCCTTTATAAAAACCTAATAACCTATAAGGAGGTTACTCATGGCTAGTAGTAGCTCAAAAGACTTCTTTCAAACAAGTGGTTTGGGTGGTAGTCCTATAGCTGGTATAGGTCCTGTATCCACATCAGACATAGCAACAAATGCTAGTGGTGCTGATTTACGTAGAAGATTTAACTTCGGAGACAGAGTATCTGAACTATCTATAGCACAAGACCCATTCTTTAGATTTGTAAGTCAAGTCGCAAAAAAACCAACGGATGACCCAACATTTAAGTTTACTGAAAAAAGACATTCTTTTCATAAAAGATATGCCTACCCTTCAGCATTTAGTGCAGACAATGCAACATATACAGAAGCATTAAATTCAAGTAATCCTAGTTCTGTATATGATGGATTTAACACAGCAGGAAGTACAGTATATGTTAAAATGGTATCCGATTACAAAAGTGATGGAAACATTCAAAATATATTTGGAAATACAACTAACGAAATTGTTCTAGGTTCAGAAGGCACACAGCCTAAATTTTTCCTACAAGACCAATTAGTTAAGATTCCATTTTCCGATTCAGCAGCAGGTTCTGAAAAATCTTACGCAGTAATTAAGATTGATTCAGTTACCTATCAAGATGAATCTACAAATCCTCCAACAGCTCATGGTCAAGGTGAAGCA